TTGCTCAAAAAAGCTGTCGATGAGCGCCCTAATGACGACCGCAATACTTATTACTACGCAAGAGAATTGTTTTTTCATGGAAGAAACGAAGAGGCTACTGCAGAGTTTAAGCGGCACCTTGCTCTTCCAAACGCACTGTGGCGCCCGGAACGCGCTGCCTCGATGAGGTATTTGGCAAAGATAGAAAAACATGAAACTGAAACATGGCTACTTCGTGCCGCAGCAGAAGCACCCGAGTTTCGCGAGCCGTGGGTTGAGCTTGCTTTTCACTACTATGAAAACAGCAAGTGGGAAAATTGCCTATCATCTGCGAAAAGAGCGCTAACGATCAAGGAAAAACCTCTCGTGTATCTCAACGACGCATCGGCTTGGGGCTCGTTACCGCATGACCTAGCAAGTATCGCAGCTTGGAATCTTGGGCTAAGCGCCGAGGCTATTTCACATCTGCGCTCTGCAATTCTTATTGAGCCGAACAGTGAGAGGTTTCAAGAAAACCTTGCAATGATGCTTAGGACTACGTATCCTGAAAAAGTCACCGCGGTTATTCCAAGTAAGTCAAACGCCGAAGGACTTCTAAACGTGGTGCAAAAACTGCAGGACGATAGCCAAGTCGAGACAATTGTAGTTGTTGCTGACGGGCCTAGCGCTTTTGCCACTTATGAAAAACTTCTTTTTGGCAAACAAAAGGTAGTGCTGAAGCAAGTTGATCTTGGCACTGGCATACATGTGATGTGGAACATTGGAATTGACGTTGCTATTGAAAAAGGCACAAACGCCGTGTTCATTAATGATGATGTAATCCTCGGCGATAATTGTGCCGGGACTCTGGCGTCTCTCCTTGAGTACGATGCATCAGTTGGAATTGCTTGCCCCGGGTACGACTACCGTAAGTTCACTGACATTACTCAAGACGTAGACACCGTGTGCAATGGTCGGTATGACGGTACAGGTGGTCTTGGTGGATTCTGCATGGCATTGTCAAAAGACCTCACAAAAAAATGGCGCTTCGATGAGTCAATGAAATGGTGGTACGGCGACAACGACGTGCTTTTATGGGTTCTTAGGATAGAACAACGTCGCGCGGCTATTGCAAGCATTGCGCGCTGCAGTGGAAATAGCTCAGCTACAATTGAAAACGACCGTCCAGACAACTTTGTTCAGACTGTTCAAGATGATAAGCTTAAGTTTTACATTAAATGGAATTTGGAGGATTAAATGCACGGTAGTGTTCTTGATTGGGTGTCCGAGTCTTTAGCGATACGCAACACTTTTGTATCAAAAAGTATTGGCGTACACGTGCTTGAGATTGGAAGTCTTGACATCAACGGAAGTGTTAGATTTCTTTTTGACGAGCTGATTTTAGATGGTGGATCGTTTTTTGGTATTGATGTCCAAGAAGGCCCTGGAGTAGACCTTGTAGCTGATGCCAGTGTCTACACAAGTGAAAAACAATATGACATAGTTGTTTGCGCTGAAGTTTTTGAGCATACGGCAGTTTGGCCAAAGATAGTAAAAAATTCGCACTCTCTTCTTGTTCCAGGAGGAATGTTTATCGCAACGATGGCAGGCGACGGCCGAGCTCCGCACTCAGCTATTGACGAAAACCCAATTAGAAGCTGGGAGTACTATAAAAATGTTTCAGCACCAGAATTAAAAGAAAAGCTTTTTATTTTTTCAGACTGGGAAGTTAATGTAAAAGACAAAGACACCAGATGCTGGGCGATTAAGTAGATTTAGTCTTTTTTACTTTTTTACTTTTAGCTTTTTCTTTTTCGTTTTTCTTTTTTTCGTTTCTCACTCCCCGGTCGGAATGATACGCAGTTACAGCATTTGCACTTGTGCGGCTTCTCCAAACAAATTGACACTCATCACAGACTACAAGTTTCATTGTCGTCCATCTTCCTCCTTCAGGCGAGTCAGCGACAACTACCCTAAGCTTATTAGGGCGGCCACCGCAGTGAGGACAGTTTGGAAAACGTTTACGTCTGACCTCTTGACCAGTGTACGAAACTGAAAGTGCCCTGCGAAGCTCTCCTTCATCTTTTCCGCCCCACACACCGTGTATTTGTTTATTTTCAAGAGCCCACTTAAGGCATTGACTTCTTACTGGGCACGAGTAGCACAAGTTTTTAGCCGCATATTTTTCTTTTGGAACTTTTGAAAACCAGTACTTTTTAATGTGCGCGTTTTCTGGCTGCGCGCAAGCGGCATCGTCCATCCACGCAACATCGCTTAGTCCTCCAGGCTTTTTCACGTAATTTCAACCCACACAACCTCATGAATTGAATCAACAATGTCACCAAGCCATGTTTCGCCATCTTCGTTGCACGCGTATTTTTCGTGCGAGCCGTCAACCGCTCCTGCGTATCCGTAGCTTGTCCTTGCGTTTTCTATTTTCTTAAAAGCATCGCCAAGAGAATGAACAACTCCATCACGCTGGATCGCAGACGCAAGGGCTCGCTTGACTAACTCGTGCTCGACATCGACGTGATCTTCTGTATAAAAGACGACCGTAGAACTGTCATAAGTTCTATAGCCCTCTCCAGACCACTCTGACCAGAGGCACTCGCCTTTTCTTGAATCCTTCATGCGTATAGCATTGTATCTCGCATTCTAGTGATTCCTGGTCACGTCTACAGTAATAACGCTTAGACGATTACCACAGCATTTTTAAGAGCTTCTAGTGAATGTAGAAGCGTCTCAGGCTAGTTTGCGTAGCCGTCCTGATGAGGCCATATGTACTCGTATGTTGGTGGCTTTTCACCGCTGTCCTCAGCCCAGCCAAACTGCTTGTACCAGTCGTAGTTTTTGCAGAGCAGAGCGGTGCGGTGAGTAGAGCAGAGGTCTTCGTAGTACTTGGTGTTTGACATCCACGGCGGGACAACTAACTCTGACGACACACGACCAAGCTCGAGAGCCTTGTCGTAGGTGCGGTATGTTTTGTCAAGAAGCGTTGATTTGTATCCTCGAGAACGCCACTCAAAGTACGTTGCTGAAATATACGAAACAAACAGTGTTTCGTAGCCGCGCCACATGCGGACAACGGGGTGGTTTGTCCATCCTTTTGGCTCGCGGTGCTCGTTGTTTGGGTCGAGCTTGCACATTGTCATGAGGCACTGCCACGCTTCGAGTGTCTGCTTATGCAGTCGCTTATTGTCAAGATGCTGGGCTGTAAGCTCAAATGACTCGGTGTTAGTAAGAAATGATTGCATGTAGCCGTCCTTTGTCGTTGGCTACATTATACATCATAGATGGCCGTTTTTTGTGACCAACTGAAGTACTAGCTTTCTTTTGTGTAGTACTTCTTCTTAACTGCCTGGCGGCTGAAACCTTTGTCAGTATTGACAAGCCACTCGCGGTCACCGATTAGCTCACCCCGTGGGCCGTTTGGCTGTCCTTCAAGTGATGCCTTTGCCGCACCAGCAATCCACTCGGCGGCTTGTACTGCAACTGCCTTGCCCCAAGTTGCAGACAACGGCGAGTAGTCTTTTGCGCCGGCAAACTCCCAGTCATCTGGAAGACCTTGCAGTCGTGCGGCCTCGCGATGCGTAATGCGGCGCTCAAGCGTTGGGTGGATCACGTGATCAAGTGCGCCGCCTGTCATAACGTGCGCCCACGAGTTTCCGTCCCAACGACACGGCATCGTAAATCCCATGTTGAAATCGTTGGCGCGAAGCTTTTCTTCTTGAGCGAGCCAGGCCTGTGGAAACTGGTTGTTGTTCTTTTCAACAGCCGCGCGAAGAGCCCTGTCTACTGGAGTCATTGGCTTCCAACCATCGTTACCAAGAATGTCAAAGATTTCTTTAATGCGCTGTCCTTCAAGATTTTGCTTGTTCATGTGGCCGTTGACTACACCACTTTCATTGCGAAGGTGCTCCACAAACTTTGACGGAGCTTTTCTGTACGGCTGTGGGTCCCACGACAACTCGAGGTCCTCAAGATCTCCGATTACGTCCATCATTGTTGGCATTTCTACTGGCGCAATTGCCTCGGCACCAAACGGCATTCCTTTTTCAACAGCAGTCCAGAAGTAGCGCATGCGGTACGAAAAACCACCAACCTGGAGGTTGTTCATCTTAACGTGATACAGGTCATATTCTTTTCCAGAAAGCTCCTCAACCATGTCGCGGTACTTAATCATCGCATCACGCCCCTGAGTAAGCGCTTGCTGCACACATTCAAAGATGATCATTTTTGGTTTGATGCGCGCGGCGTATTTCATAAATGCACGAGTGTGTTCGTGCGCCTTTGCCTCAGGGCCGCGGTTAGCGGGGCCAGACCACACCGACCAGCCAGAGCACGGCGGGCAGCCAAGCACAATGTCAGTCTTATTGTCTGGCCATTCATTTGGGTCGTCTGAAAAAAATGAAGACCAGCTGTCACCAAGGTGCTTGCGGTTTAGTTCGGCAACGCGGTTACCGAAGTTTAAAGTACCAGTTCTGACATTCATATTGATGCCCTTGTTTACGAACCCAAGGCTCATGAAACCAGCAAGACCGTTACAGTCATTAAAAGTAAATTCTGACATATGTTCTCCGTTTACGATGTTTAGTCAACTGTATCCGGTGCCGACAGAACAGGCGGTTACCCTACTTTTCCCCTACCTCGTAGCCACAAGCGGCGTATCCAGCAATGTCTACCCACGTGTCGGGCTGAAACCCAGACTTAGAAGCGTAACGAGCGACTTTTACAGCGACCATTGCCATAGCAACATCTTCCTGAGTAACCTCAATTCCAAAGATTACAGACCATAGTTTTGCAATTCTATTGAAATTCTCTTCTGGCCCTCCGTACTGCACGTCACGCTGGCCAGTGACAATCGTTGCTGCTTCTTCTAAACAACGAGTTCTTCCGTTCTTAGCTTTGGTCATTTTCTACCTTTGTTCGCACATACACTGTTGCTTTGTAGTCGTCTGCGGTAGACGGTTCAATGTGAATTTCAGTATCGTGAGGAAGTTCAATCTCATCATTTTCCATAAATTCTTTCCAGCTTCGCAGCGCCTGTTCTTTGATTTCGTCTAGTGTTGATCCAAATACTTCAAATTCTACTGACGCTCTCATGCTGGTGCTCTTTTCTCTAGCGAGTACGGTGAGTGGTGAGTTTCTGACAACTCTGGAAGTATGCCATCAATGCTTCGCACGACGACATCGCCATCACGAATGGCAAGTATTTTACAGTGGCGCCCGTTGTGTATCTCACCCACAACGCCACTGTAAGCATCTAACTTGACGCGAACGACATCGCCAATTTGCGCATCTTTTGAGGATACATCAGTCCAAGCTACTTCTGAGGGCATTGCGCCTCCGGGCATGTTGAAGTGTCAAAGTCATCTAAAGCACGTGTGCATTTTTTGCATTTCACACCTTCTTCCTTGACTTTGTAGCCGTTAAGCTGTCTTTGACGGTTTACTTCCATTTTGTTGACGTAGTACGCGTCAAGTTGCTCGTCAGTTCCACCAACGGCGCAGATGATGTTAGCTACAAAGTGAAGAACATCAACGCACTCTTTTACAACGGCCTCGCGGTTAACATATGGATCGTCGTGCTGCCACGGCTTCCAAGAGATCTCCTTGCGTATCTCAGCAAGCTCGTCATCAATTGCAAGCATGTTCCAACGCAGATACTCAATGATGTTGTTTAGCTTGTACGGCTGATCGCCTTCAAACTTATGGTAGACAACTCCGTAAGCTTCTTCTTGTAGCTCTTTTGTTTTCTTAAGCCATTCGTTGAATAGCACTCCCATTAGATTCCTATCTCTTTCTTTAGTTGTTGTATTGACTCGTTGGTCCCTGGAATACTGTTCATATACTGATCCCGTTGGGCAGCTGCAATTTCATACCTGTCAAGAACGGACATGTGCTCTAGCCCAGACGCCAGATGATTCCAGGCCTCTCCAATCTTTGATGCTAATCGCCATTCTGTAACTACAGGAGTAAGTGTGTTCATTGCTTGTGCAAATCGTGAAGACCACCACAATAGCTTATCGTTATGAGGTCCGATAATTACTCCAAGAGAACTTGCAATGTTTTCCCGAACGTGCGCGTCGGTCCATGTTCTGTTTTCTTTAGCCGCGTTTGATGGGTACATTAAGTGCTCTAAGACGTCAGAGCACCACTTTGTTTTTGGGTTCTCTATGACCCAGTACTTCTGTCTGCTCGTGTTGATAGACATGTTTTGTCCTACAAGCAGTGAGTCAAGGCTTACTCCAGAAAACGACGAGCTCATTGACTCTGGAATACCAGGAGAGTCAGATATCTTTTGATCAATTGGCAAGGCTGGATAGATTGTTATCGGCCATTTTTCAGAAAGCAACAACGATACTCCCCGACTAACCTTGTCTTTTGCCTTGTTGTTTTTTGTGATCTCTTTGTATTCTTTTCGTGACGAATACAGTTGCTTTGTCAACCGTGACGCGTCTTTTTCAATTGACCGAAGGCTTGCATGGATCTTTGAAGGCTCTGGAGCATCAACAAACAGGCGTAGCTTTTTGCTTTCGTACAGCGTCTCAATTGCCGCAAGAACTCCGTATGCTTTATTTGCCGTCATGCTAAGAACCGGAGCTACTCCAACCAAAACCGAGTCATATTCGTCAAAATGTTTTGCAGTCCACGACACGGCAGGATCGGCCCAGACTACATCAACGTTGCTCTCAACAAGAGCATCGTTCATCACGCCCGCAAAAGAAACATTTCGCCTGCTTAATGAATATGAAGATTGCGACGCGGTCATTCCGCATATTAGTACTTTCATGCTAGGTCACCATTCTTACTTGCAATGTACGCAGACGGTATTCCAACATCAAAAGCCTTGACATCGTATAGGTGAGTTGGCCATCTCATGATCGTGTTGAGATAAGGACCGATTTTCATTTCAGAAGACTCTTTGCGATTAGCCCATTCGTTTGACAGTACATCAAAAGCTCTACTTGTTTGAAAGACCACTGGACCGCACCACA